AATAGAAGCAATATTAGATGATGATTCGCCTAAACCGTATTTGGTATCAGTCAGGTAATCCCTTACACAGAGCGCAGGGTTTTGCGACCATACAGGCGATGAGTGGCTTGGATGCCAAACCTTTTTGCCGCGAACTACGGTAGAGATATTTGGCAGACCTTGGGCAAATTGCTCTTGGTCATAGGTTAGCTTGACCACCATGTAAGCGGTATCCAGTAGCTTATGATTAGATGTCCACTTAGTAGATGCGGCAACTAGTCCTGAATCTGCTGTTGTTTGAGAACCGTCTTTAAAACTGATTGATACATAGGAACCCCAATTACCAACATATGAGCCACCATCCCAAATCTTTTTGTCGTTGAACCAGACCTGTTCATAGGCATCAATCTCATGCCCTGCAACAGCAATCACTAACCATAGGTATTTGTTATCATCGCCAGTGGATTCTAAGTAAACGACATTACCGCCAATACGCGCACGACCATAAATAATCTTGCGAGAATGAGCCGCCTCTCTAGTCATTACAGACTGACCTGCCATCTGAGCGCCAAGATCAGGTTTTGGCATTAATGCGCGAGAGACAAGAGATAGACCTGCACCTGCGGCCGCAATAGCAAATGCAGTTGCCCAAGAAAAAGCCTGAGTGGTTATTGCATAACTCACTGCTGAACTTACTGCCGCTATTAGTGTTACTGCCATTTCTTAATCCTTAAAACATTTGGAGTAAATGCGCTCTATTAAATCAAACCCCATACCAATCATTAAATCATCAAATGGAATATGAACTTTGGTATTTATGTTTAAAAGAGAAATGCCATTATCACGGCAATGATCTTCCGCATATTTAATTAATTTGTAACCTGTTGCCCCTGCTCTTGAATCAGGAAGGACAAAAACAACATCATTATTAGCAAAAACATGATCTTTGTAATGTAGGCTTTGTGATACAACCAGTACACAATAGCCAACTAATTCGCCTTGATCTCTTGCTGTAAATATTCTAAGTATACCTGCCGCATCTAACTCTGCGTACTTTTCCCAATCAGGGTTCAATTTAATTGTTCCTTGATTAAGAGCAACCAACTTCCAGTGCTTTTCTAAAAGCGGCAGAATATCTTGCTTAACATTGGCTAGACATTCGTGAGCAATTATCAAGCTGTATTCCAACTACCATTATTACCTGCACCACCATTAACGCCAGAGCCTCCTGAACTGCCACCAGTTGAACCTGTTGGTCTACCCCAGATAATTTCTTTCTCTACAATGGCGGTTACAAACTCAAAACCTTTGTCTGTTGGGTGGTCAATCTTTTGATCTTCTGCTGTATATCGCCTAATTTTACTTTTCTCAAAAGCGATAAGTTTATTTTCCACTGAAATGGATATAGTTGAATATTCCCCTGCTTCGGCAATAGTCATGGTATCCATAAAGCCAGAAAAGATAATGATAGGGTCAGCAACTAAAGAGCCAGATGTATCAAACGCGCCAAGGTGAACCGTCAATGGTCTGCCTTGATATTCGTGATCTTTTGCCACAGATACTAAAGATGATTTAACACCTGTAAGACTAATGTTCATTCCTGTCGCTGAGATGTCAGCACTTTCTTTGATTTCACTTATGCCTAGCAAATCGCCAACACCAAGATAGGTCTCGCCATCATAAGAAAGATCGCCAACACCAGACCATAGGTTTAATTCAGCAGGGCTTTCACTTGCAATTCCAGTTCCTGAACCTGCACCAGTAGCAGTAAAGGTCACACCAACCGTGTTTGCACTTGCCCCAATAGCTGTAAAATCAGTATTACCAACACTGACTATTTTATACTTGTGTCCTGTAACAAAAGTACCTGCCGCAATATTTTGGTCAAATACCATGCGTACAAGGTAGATAGGTCGAACCGTATCAGCGACAAGCGCATCACGCATTGAGGTAGTAAGTGTTCTACTCATAACGCCTCCACACAAGCAAAGGTAAAACCGTAAAAACTAGCCTCGTTAATCGACCAACCAATATCATTAGAGGTCATACGCCATAGACTTTTAGGAAGGTTGTATTTAACAGCCTGAGATGAGGTAACAGCAACTCTTAAGGGTGGCTGAAAGTTTAACGTAGTCGCTCCTGCCGCCTTATCTTGCGTGACTAGGTAAAGGTAATCATTTAACTCAAAGTAAGTTCCTGCGGATACTGCGGCTGTTCCTGAGCCTAGTGTGAATGACTCTGCCCTTATAGCGGCACTACTGACAGTGTTAGCCGAAAGAGTGCTTGTATGTAAAGGATTGCCAAAAGTAAAAGTGCCTTCCCTTCCGATAAGGCCAACAATAAATGCTTCAACTGATCGTGCCTCTGCATGGCTAAGTGGAGGTAAAGATACCTCTGCTTCCCATCTTGCGCCTTGATGAGTATATACCTGAGTATCTAAAGTAAAGGGCGATTCAGCAACAGCCACAACACGTTTTAGCCGCATTGACATATTCTGTATGCCTACTGAGGGAAAAGATAAGGGCATTATGCGCCTCCCATTGCTTTAGAGAAGTTACCACCGCGCAACCTAGCATCTGCAACAGCACCTTTAGCGGCTTGGGCTATCTGAGGCATTAACTGGACGATCTCAGCACGTACGGTTTGCTGTACGCCTGTAGTCACGTTAATGGTCTGCTGTACTACTACACTACTGCCACCGCCACCCATTTTGTTATTTGGATTGATGTTACCGCCAGAGTTAGGCATAAATAGTTCTGGGCCACGCTCTCCTACAAGATAGGGAGTATTCGCTTGAACTGGCCCACCTAATGCTTTTGGCACGTACCCTTCAGATCCTGGCCTTTTTCCTGGAAACATCATGTCAAACAGAGGCTGAACGATCATATATTTAATGTACATTTTCATCAAAGCATCAATAACAGTTTTTGCCATATCCTTCATAGCGTCACCAAAACCTTTCGCGCCTGTCATCATGTCAGAGAAGCCTTGAACCATTGCATCAATAGAGCCAGTAACTAAGCTATTCATTGCGCTATCAAAGTCAAATACTTGATTTCCAACCCTTCCAAACGCGTCACCTGCTATATCTTTAAAATCTAATGCACCTGATATAATTTTATCAAACCAGTTTCTATGCCCTAAAACTTCGATCTCATCTATTACATCTGTTACACCTTCTTCAACAGTGCCAATTACTTCTTTAACTTCTAATAATTTTTCAATCAAAGCACTAAAATCAAACGGAACAAACTCGCCGCCAGACAAACTTTCTTGCAGAGTCGCTAATTCTGCTTTAAGTGCAGGAATATCAGCAAACAGGGCTTTCCCTGAAATTGCATTGCCGCGTCCAAGCTGACCCAATATTCCAACAATTTCATTTAATCTTTCTTGATCTTTTTTCATCTCTTCATCAGGAAAGAAACTGTTGTATATTCCTTGAATCTTATGCGCCATTTGCCCAAACGCATTCATCATCTTTTCTATTACTTGAATAACAGAAATAAGCGCACCAACTATAGACTTTGCAATCACTTCACCAATATTCTGAACATCGCCATCAGCGGCTTTCAAACCAAGTTCAGTTAATGATTTTGCTATCTCGTCTATTGCAGGAGCAAACGCGGCAACGGCTTGTCGGCTAAATCCAACAAACAATGTCTTAAGACGATTCATGGAGTCATTAGCGGCTTCTACACCGTCTACTGCGTCCTCGGATAAAACTAGACCCAATGCTTCAGCATCATTAAACATTGCCTGTAAGCCATCAGAACCTGCGCCTAACGTGTTTACAAGGGCAACACCCTCAGAGTCAAACAGCTTCATAGCTAGTCTAACTTTATCAGCAGAGTTTTTCTGTTCTGCAAAGGCTTTAGAAAGAGCAAGAACTTGATCTTCTAACGGCATCTTAATTAACTCAGCCGCGCTTAGATTTAGTTCTTTCAATGCACCTTTAGCCTCTCCTGTACCTCTAGCCGCTTCTGCCGCCCTACGAGTAAAGCGTTGCATTGCCATACCCATAGTTTCAGCAGATACGCCTGTCTGCTCTGCGGCAAATTGGAGTTTAGCAAGTGACCCTGCCGTTGTTCCTATCTTAGATGACATCTTTCCTAATGCATCTATAGAAGACATAGTTTTGATAGTGATAGCGGATAAGGCAACCGTGAAGGCCGCCCCCATCGCTAATGCACTTTTGACAATAGTAGATATTGCGCTTTTAAGAAAACCGCCAACCTTTGCGAATGATGCACTTAATAAAGGAAATCGGTTTTTAACCTTGTCGATCGTTGCAGAAAGTTTCCTAAACCTTTTTTGTACTGCCGCAAATACTGCTTCTGTGTTATCGAGACCTGCAATAGCAATTTTAATAGGTTTAATCATTTTTCTCGCCAACTATTTTGTGGTATGCAACCCATTCGTTCAAATGACTAACGGGCGTTTGTTCCGCTTCAGCAATACTCATGTGAAGGCGATCAGCCAGAGATAACATGGTCATCCTTGAGTGATCGCTTCTCAGTTTTTTTCGTGTTCCTCAGCAGACTCTATCTCAGCAAACATCTGATTGGCTATTTCTGATATGACGCTTGTCTCCTCGCCCATCAAATCTAACCTATCTTCCGCAGATGCAAACAACTTAGTGCCGCCCTCATCTTCTGCCTTCATGCAAATCAAATCTACCATTGCACTGATAGTCATATTGTTTAAAAAGTTAGGGTGCTTCTTCTGTAACTGGTCTAAGTCATAACACGTAATGCTTCTGCAATATAACTTAAATGCTCCAGAATCGTCACCCCACTCAGGCACTAATACTTCTCGCGCTGATAACTTTCTTCTGCTTCGTAACTCTTTTGCTAATCCCATGGTTTAATCCCCTTATACTTGTGCTTCGGTTACATCTCCACTGCACTGAATGGTAAAACTTGCTTCAACCATTCCATCAAATGCTCCACTGATAGAACGAGAAGTTACAATGCCACCGCCTGAAAAGAAAGTCTCGCCTGAAGCAGGGCCAGTAGGATAGATTTCAAAGTCTACAGAAGCACGTTCGTCAAGAATTAACTGCTGTGCATCAGCCTCATCCCAATAGCATTCGATTGAAACTGTGTTAGTTTTTAAGCCTTGCTTGTAAGTTCTAGAAGAATCGCCCATTACTGAATCTTCAATGGTGTCTGCTGAACCGTCAAACGTGAAAGAACGTACCTCGCCTACCACGGCAACAGTCGTGCCTGAGACTTGTACTTTTACTACTCCAGATGCGCCTGTTTTAGTCGCCATGATATGTACCTTTTAAGTTAAGTTAAGTTGTGCCGCGAGTATACTGATATACTATACGGACTGTAATAATGACCCCACCAATGGGATCAATAGAACCTTCATCTATCTCAACATTGACTACCTGCGTATCTATGGCTTTACTGCCTCTAGTACGGTCAACATCAAGACCTTCTTCAATCGCCTCGATTATGTTGTTTCTTGCACTGTCAATCGCAGAACCTTTAACAAAACAAACCAAGTCATAATTAATCGTACCCATTCTCTGGGTTATCGATCCACCTATCGATGTATCTTCTCTGCTTTCATCAGCACTACGCACTAAGACAGCAGGGTATTGAGCGTTAGACAGCTTCTCAAAGTCAAACGGCTCACGAGTAGCATATTTTACAGCAACAGGGCTTTTAATGCCCTTTAGTGTAGTAACAATATTTTCAGCTATTTCTTCTCTTACGCTCATTTCAAATACCTTTCAAATACTTTACCAAGTTGCTTTTGCTCACTCCGACTAAACCCGAAAAACGGTCTTTTCTTTTCATTCATAGCCGCTTTCTTAGATTCAGTGCCTCTAGTAAAGTAAATCTCTGCTTGCCTACTACTAGATATTACCGCCATGCTACCAAGCATTTTTCCAGTAAACTCTAAATTAGGCTTACTGCTTCTACCTCTTGAAAGTCTATATGCTTTATATTGAGCATTATACTTCTTAAAAAACGAACCTTTGTAACTTCTTCCTTTACTGGTTCTATCTTCTATAATTTCTATGCCTTTTAATCCTGTAATTAATAAGGCTTTTTTAACGCTCGACTTTAAATCTTTGCCTCTCTTTTTTAAAGCGCGAGATGCTTGTTTAAAATCAGCGTCAACAGTAAATTCCATTACCTGTCTAACCTTTGTCCTACAGGTTGCTTTTCATCTTCCTTAATAACGCCATCGCCATCTGCATCATAGTCAACGCCATCAGCCAATACAGCCTCTAACTCTTCACCGTATCGCGCCTTGTAGAAATCAATCATGCTTTGGAATCGATCACCCTCTACCCAGTTGGTTAACTGCGGTAAAGCATAACGCCATAATACTAGATAGGCACTTGCCATTGTAAACTGTGTTGAGGTAAGTTTACTGTTGTCCATCTCACCTGCAATATTCTTTCGCGGCCACCATTTAATCCGTAACTCGCGCTGTATGTCTGCCTGTGCTTTTGGGTGTTCCAATACAAAAGACTCGATACCTAGATCGAGAATGTCTGGAATTAACTTTAATAAATCTGCATCGCTTGAATATGCCATTACCATTTTACCTTATAAGAAAGCCCCCTCCGAAGAAGGGGCAGTCAGTCTTACAATGCGGAGTCAGATAGAATCTCAACACCGAATGCATCATCAAGTTCAGCAACGCCATATACAGCAGTAGCGTTTAACTCGAATGCGCGTAGTGACTCATCACGCTGAGGCGCAATGTTGAAGTCACGCTTCATAGCGATCATCAATGCTTCTGGAGCAAATACAGCACCTTTAGCATCGTCGTTACCATCAATAGCTACGTTAGCAGACTCATATACATTGATACCTGCGATAGTACCAACATAACCGTTACGCATTGCTTCGTTCTGCAAGTCGCCACCATTTGGGTTAGCAAAGGTGTTAGTTAGGTTAGCTTTCAACTGGTACGCTTGGAATGGGTGTACAACAGCATTGATAGTTCCAGTAACCTTGTTAGAACGCAAAGTAGCCGCGGCCTTAAATAGGTCAGCTACAGTGATCTCTGCTCCTGCGGTTCCGATAGAACCAGAGAAACCGTCAAACAAAGCAATAAGGTCAGTATCAATCTTAGTAGCGATAGCGTTACCAAGAACAGTACCTAACTCAACAGCAGGGTTGCCGTCACCGTAAGTAGCCATGTCAGTCAATAGAACCTGTGCGCCTACCTCTCCTACAGTTACAGAAACTGAAGAAGTAGAAACAGTAGTGCTAGTCATGTCAGTGCCTTCGGTCAAGTTTGCCGCGGCAATGGCAGGGTACTTAGGAACCTGAATGGTCTTTCCTGCTTGGGCTTGGATGTTGTACTGAGTAACGAGACCCATCATTAGGGACTGCTCTTCAGCAGTGAAACGTGCTTGTGCGACGATATTTACAAAGAGATCGTCAAGAGTTGTTGAAGTTGTTGCGGCCATGATTGTATCCTCAAAAAATTAAATAGTGGTTTGGTGGTTACTTTTTCTTCATAGAGGCAAATGCTTCTTTGCCGCCATTACTCCAGTTAGCAACCATATCTGCCACAGATTGAGGCTTCTGTGTAGAGCCACCAGTGTTACCCATCGAGCCTGTGCCACCTTGTGACGCTTTGACCATGTGTGGGTTTACTGTTAAAAATTCTGATACCATTTCATTAACTGATAGCAGATCACCGCTGTCATTGTATCGCGGTACACCGTTACCGTCTAGCACCTCTACCGTTCCATCATCTGATAGTCTGGTCTGGTCTTTCAATAACTGTGATACTTGATTTGGATTGACAGCGTTATTATTAGAAGCCGCACCAAGAATCGCTCCATCTACGAGCGTCTGTTGCAACTTGCTTTTGTAACTCTGTATTTCCATATCTTTCTTTTCGACCGTTTTCTTAAGGATAGAATCAAACTCGCCACGCTCCTTTTGTCGTTCCAGTTCTGCGGCTTCACGCTTTGCCATCAGTTCCTTTGCGTCATCCAGATCAATGCCTTGTATCTTCTTGTCGAACTTTCTTTGCTCTCTTGCTACGCGATCCGCAACAATTCGATCTAGTTCGTCCTGAGTAAAGGTCTTGGTTTCCTGAGTTTCTACTGCCGCTGTCTCAGTATCAGCTTCTGATGCCATGATTTCATCGCTCATGTTACGAACCTCTTATAGAGTATTGGTGAATTAACATTGTAGCATATAATTATTTCTTGGTTTTTTTCTTCTTTTTGGGTCGTCCTACTTTACTACCGTATGTACCTTTACCTTGTGGCATGATTGTCTCCTTAGAATACAGCCCTAAACCTATGGCGGCAGTTATAGCCACCACGCACAATAAATGGATTACCATCTATTTTACCAGTCCAACTACCTGACCAGATTTCTTCAATTTCTTCTTTAGTATATGTCTTGCCTACGTGCTTTCCACAAAATGCTCTAGTGACCTCATCATCTGGCCCTTGATACTTAAACTCTTTAGCACCTGACTCTAAGGCAACTCTAGTGTTT